GAGTTTTTTCGCGTCGCTCCCTTCGCCGAATTCGATGATTTCGGTGCCGTCGGACAGGCTGGCCATGAACTCGATCAGCCCGGTTTTGTTTGCCGGGAGCACTTTCCCGGCTGCGATCAGCGCATCAACCTCGATACCGATCTCCTTTCGCGCCAGTGCCGCTTCGCGCTTGGTGATATCTGCCGCTTTTTCGGCGAAGTCTGCTGCCTTGGATGCCTCGACTTTCAACCGCTCGTTTTCCGCTTTCATTGCGGCAATTTCCGCTTCGTTCATGCTGTTGCTCTCCGGTTCGTTAAATAATGCTGGCGACGGTGCCGCCGGTTGCTCGATGGGGCGACGCGATTCCGCCTCGAGGTCGGATACCACCCACGGCGGGACAACCTGGTCAGCCGCCTCGATACCTTTGTCGCTGATGATCCACTCGCGGATCCGCCGCATCGCTCCGGCGAGGATTCCGGCGACCATGCCGGAATCGGCGAACTCGACCACGCCCTCCTCATGGTCCGAAAACGATACGTCTCGGAGTCCCTTGATCGCGGGCGGTTGCGCGCCGAGAAAGCCAACGTGGCGCAGATATAGCGTCCCTGGCTTCGGGTTCGACGGGCTGTCGGGGAGGTACCACGATGCAGAGCGCTTTTTGTAGGCGCCCGACGCTACGATCTCGGCAAAATCTGCGTTGACCTCGCCGGGAGTGGCGGTGACCTTTCCGTTTGAGTAGTCGAGCGACTTGATCCAGCCGAACGCCGGGTGATTGTCCTTCGGGTGGCCGACTACGATCGGCGCCTCATGTAGATCCGGGTCATATGCGGACGCCGCAGCGAGCAACATCTCGTCGGAAAACTCCATCAGCTTTCCGCTCGATGCCGTGTGTGCGCCGGTTTTGAATATCTCAAACGCTTTCATGGGGCTCCCCTTGCTGCTATTGCGGGGAGGTATATCACGAAATCGGGAGGCGTCACCCTGCGACTAAATTGGGTGATGAGAGGTGGCGATAACGGGCGCAGACCATCGTGAGGATCGTCTATTGACTTACGTGCGCCAATTGCGAGCACTATCCAATTAGCAGGGGAGGTGGTGAGCGGCTGCGGTAGTCGCTGCCGCGCATGGAAAAAGCCTCAACCAATGGGCCGTTGACGTGATGCGTGAGGCGGCTGGAAGAATATGAGGAGGTCAATGGATCTCTACCGCTCCGCATCTCGCTTTTCTGCTAATGCCAGCCAGTCGCGTAGCATTTTGAGCGCGTCTTGCTTGTCCTCGCATTCTGGCCATGTCTCAACCCTAACAATCTCTGCGCGAATATCATCCGCCTTTGAATATGGGCCGACTTCTGGATCATATGGAATTTTCATTTGCAAACCCCTCTATCCATTTCGTGAACGTCTTGGTCCCAATCTCTGTTAACGCATTTTTGCCGTCATTGTGCAGATCGGTGAACGTGTAACGAATCGATCCAGTTGCGTCGAGCAGAGAATTAACAAGGTGATGATGAATCGCGTTAGCATTGACTATCGACAATTTGCCGGACGCAATGAGCGGCCTGATAACGCTTTCCGCAAACCGATCCGCCTTTGCTATTGCTTTCAACAAGTCGTCATATGTTTTCGACAAGACTGACGCTTCATATATTCCACCGGACGCGCCAGACGATACGGCTACGATCTTTTCGCTTGCTGTCGCCTTGCAAAAGGTTAGATCAGCTTTCGAAAGCGTATTTCCGCCAGGGTGGTTGTGATATATCACGGACCGCTTTGACGCGATGATTTTGTTGGCCTCGGCGTCGGTGAAACTAACCTCGCTTCTTGTGCCCATTTTGCGAATGATCGTTTCCCCGCTATCCGCGTCGAACGCTTCGAAAATTTCAACGCCGTGCTTTTTGCCGTTTTTCAAAACATAATCGGCCGCGTCGATTTCCGCTTTTCTAGCTTTATCCTCAACCTCCACCAACGCCTTTTTCGCCGCCGCTTGCAAATCCACGTCCTCTATGGCGCCGATCTTCTCTTTCGCCAGCGCCTTGAGCTTCTCTCTCCGAAGCACCCCCGGATTGTAATCAAACCCCGGGTCGATCCCCTCCGGAATATATTCGATTTTGCCGGTGCGAGGGTTTTGCCACGGCTCGGTTTTGATTTTCGGCGAGCGTGACACTTTGAGTCCGAATTCTTTCAGGTCGTCATCGGATAGTTGTATCGTCGAGCATCGGCAATTATATCCATTCGGTGGGAAATGAGTTTTCCAGAATTTATCCGTAACCGGCAGAACCGTCCCGTCCCATTTGGCATGTTGTTCACGCGTCCGGTAATCGTCGACTGCGTCATACATGAGATAAGGCGCGTCCACCGCTTGCGCCTCGATCTGCTGCCACTTGCCGACCGAATAGGCGGACAGTAGATTGGTGCGGAATATCGTCTCCAGCCGGTGCGCGCTCCCGAGTTGTGCTTCCATCGGAAGCCCAGAAAGTGGATCAAGCATCGTTTTGACCCCCCACCAGCCTTTTGCTTCGAGGGTTGGCATCAGGTTATCGGCCCACTCCTTGAACGGCACCCCCTGCGACAATGCAACGTCGAGGCTGTTTTTCACGTCCTTGAGTAGATCAACATCCATCATCTTCGCCACGGTGAAGGCGTTGACGTGCTCATCCCGCAGCATGTCGGCGTAAGAAAACGACTGCTTCAACCCTTTCGCAGTGAAGAACTCAATGGCGTCGGTGGGCTCCAGATTGAACGAGGAGCCCACCTCCAGAAAGCTTGCGATCGTTGCCCCTGCGTTCATCGTTGCGCCCGCAGCGCGCCCATGAGGCGCGAGAATACGTTGGCTCGCTCGATTGGCGTGGTCATCTCTGTGCCTGGCTTTTCTCCCAGCATCTCGGCAAGTCGCTTTTGGAACGTATCGTAATCACCGGACGCCTCGGCGTAGTTGAGGAGCTGATTCACTCGTTTTCCGATGATCCCGTCGTATTTCGATGCGAACCGCTGCGCCGCTTCAGCGATTGCCGCATGGTCTCGCCGGTTGCCCGCCTTCATCGCATCGATGAGCGCCAGTTCTGCAAACTCATCTGTTGGTGGGATATTGCTGGGATCGACTGGGATCGGAGCGAGCTTTTTCACCCAGCCATCGCCATAGACCTCCTTGATGTATTGCTCGGTCGGCTCGAACCCCAGCGAGAAAATCACCTGATCCCGCTTCGCCCGCTCTCCCAAGTTTTCCTCTGGATCGGTTTTGCGGTACACGCGAGGTGGAATCGCTCCGGGGAAATTGTATTCGGTCCACCAGATCACCGGCCCCTTGTTGAACGACTCGCAGACCAGATCGGCATCGGCCTTGACCACCTTGTCCCGCACCCCGCCCTGAATATCTGCTTTGTACTGCCCCCCAACCGCCTCGGTGGTCATTACCTGCGAAAGCACGATCTTGGCGATCGCCGCATCCATCGCGGTCTTCATGTCCTCGTATGAGGCGGTTCCGCTGCGCGTTGCTTCGAGCAACTGCACCTCCGCCCCCTCCGGTATTACGACAGCCGAATCGGTGCTGATCGATCGCAGTGCGGCGAGCATTTTCGCCCGCTGTGCTGGATCGCTCGCAGCACCAGCCGGGAGGGTTCCGATTGCCGTCGGCATCCCGAATTTTTCGAGGAACACCAGCCAGAACTTGATATCGGTGCGTTTGAAATAGACCGGCCAATAGAGCCAGTGCGCGAGTCCCAGCCCGTAAGGGTTGTCGCCGTGATCGGCTCCCGTCGTCAGGGTCCAGAATTTCCGATCAGGCATCGCTTTGTAATTGCCCATCTCGTCGCGGAGGTAGAGCGCTTTCGACAGCCCGAACCGAAACCGCGCACGATCGCGCACCTTGATCGAATCGAACGCCACCCTGCCGTTACGCACCCCCCACATAATCTCGGCCACTGCGTAGCCGTAGAAGACGCCGTATAGCATCTGGTCGGTAATATCGTCCCACCGAATTTCCCCAAGATCCTCGTTGAGCGCTTCCGCTGCCGCCATGCTTGCTGAATCATCACCCCCCGGCTCGACGGTCCAATCGGCCCCAACGACCGCGAGTCGCCGCTGCTGGAGCGTTGCCTTGACCGTATCGTCCCGCATTACCTCGCGATAAATCGTGAAATCACCCCCCCCTTTGCCGCTCAGGATCGTGTCAGGGTTGGCCATGACGCTGAGGTATGGGTCGGACATAATAACCGCCGAATCGGTTACCGGTGCCAGCTCCTCGGCGATAGGTGGGAGCTTTTGAACGTCGCTTTTTTTCATGTCAAAACCCTTCCGTGTTGGTGCCTGATCTGATGACCCCGTAACCGACCGACTCGTCAACCGTCGACGAGTCCCCCATCGCGGCGATCCCCTCGCTGAGCTTCCCTGATCCCCACGCTGTGAGCGCTACTGTATGCCTGTGCGCCCACTTCAAAAACTGCGACAACATATCCACCTGGTCCTTGGTCGCTGATACCGGGAACGCGAATATCTCGGCCTCGAACTCCAGCAGCCACGGGGCCGACTCTGGGAGAAACACGCGCCCCGATTCAACCGTCGGTGATACGTCGTTGGCCCGCATGATCTTGTCACCGTGTGGCGACGGATCGAAGGGGATAACGGAGAACTGAAACGCTGGATCCGCCCGCAGCTCCTGAATCAACTGCGTGCCAGATGCCTTGTCCTCGATGATGATCCCGGACGGCTGCCACTGCATCGCCGCGCTTTTCGCCGACCGCTTGAGCGTCGGGAAGTCCACCCTGTCCCGCCATACGTGAAGAAGCTGGTAACCATCTCGCGAGATCCGCCACGTGCCAATCACCGACGGGTCGTTCAGCTCGCCTGGCTTGTTCCCGGTGTCGATCGACTGGATGATAATCCCATCCTCCGCCGGGGAGCCGTAGCGTTGGAACCAATGCCGCTTGAATATCCCGCCCTCGGTCGGCGTCGGGCGCTGTTGATATAGCGCGCTCCAGTTTCGCTCCCCCTGCGTCCGCTTTTCCTGCTCCCAGTGCGCCACGGAAAACCAATCTGTCCAAAGCCACTCGCCGATCTTTCGGCCCAGCGGGTCGTCGTGCCGATTGCACTCGGCAGGGAGTGATATTACATACCACTGCTCACCGTCCTGCGCCGTGACCCATCCGCTTTCCCCTTGCCAATTTTTCGGGAGGATGCGGCCCGATAGATCGTCTTCGTGCCAGCGGGTTTGTATGATCGTAATAAATCCGCCAGGCTTTAGTCGTGTCCTTAAATCGGTTTTGTACGCCTCCCAAACCTTGTCCCGTATCGTTACACTGTCGGAATCGGCTCGCCCCTTGATCGGGTCATCGATGATCAGCCCGTCAGCCCGGTTGCCGGTGATCCCCGCGAGAATCCCCGCAGCCATGTAGGTGCTGCTGTTCTGGAGCGCCCAGTTATCTGCCGCCCGATTGTCAGATACCAGCTCGGTATCAAATATCTCGCGGAACTGCTTCGATCGCGTGATCTGGCGACACTTCCGGCCAAACCGCTGCGCCAACGTGCTGCCGTAGCTGGTGCAGATTACGTTGCGGCCCGGCTTTCGGCCCATGAACCACGTCGGGAAAACGACGGTGCCATATGAGCTCTTGGCGGAGCCGGGCGGCATGAAGATCATCAGCCGCTTGATATCCCCCGCCTCCACCCGCATCAACGTATTGTTGATCAATACGTGGTGCTTGGCTGGCGTAACGTTGTCCGGGTAGAACTGCTCACAATCGGGATCATCGTTGACCGGTACACCGGGGATTTCGATATGCTGGCAATAAGCGTTTAGATCGTTGTGTGCTTTGCTCCTATGGATTTTTTCGTATCCGCGCAACACTGCGGACAATTCAGATCGATCCAAGAGGTCCCACCTTGGCCGACAATTCGATGATTCTTGCTGCGATCTCTGCATCGCTCATTCCATCATAAGGATCGTCACCGGATGGCGTGGTCGGCGCCACTTTGTGCGGCTTATCAGTCCCGAGCAGCTTGGCGCGGCGATCTTGTATTCCTAACAACGATTGAATATATCTCGGATCGCCGCACTGCCCGCCTGACTCAATGCGCGCCGATTTGCCGCTCTGTCCGCCGCCTCGAGGTTTATCCTCGACCACCTTTTTTTGCCAATCTCTTTTCGACCGTTCCCACTCGGTCAAAACTTCGATTTCCAAAGCATCCAGCTTTTGCAGTTCGCGAGCTATTACGTCGTTTATATCCTGTACTGCCGACTTCCTCCACTCGTCTCTTACTGCCTTTAATTCCCGACTAATAGTCGCCTGATTTAGTCCAACCTTTTCCGCAATTTCCTGTTGCGTAATATTGCCGAATAAAGCGAGTCGTGCTATCTCCGCTCGATCCTTTGCCCTCTTCTCCCGCGTTCTTCGAACCCCTGTCATTTATGCGTTCTCTTGGTTATGCATATACGGTTTGCCGTTCTGTCGTCCGTCATCCTTTGTTGGTGCGCCGCGTGAGCCATAGCTATTCGCCAACATACTTAAATGAATACGTTTTAACCTTGACCCTAAATCCGCTATCCCTTGCCATGTTTCCCTTTTTCTTGCATGTTATATTCCGTTCAACTGCAATTAATCTCCATTTATCACTATGACGACATAGCGCTTTGTACATCGGGATGGATGAGAACTTAGCGCGAACTTCGTAATTGTTTGCCGTCATTATTTTGCTAGTTTCATTCACTAATTTAACTCCGAGCCCGAGCCCGACATAGTCGGGATGCACTACTGTCCGATTAAAATGCATTATCTTTTTTGTTTTTTTGTCGACCCACGGCATATAGTTTGCGAAACACTGGAAACCTATTTGCTCATCATTCAAAAACAACCCGAAAGTTTCGATATGCCCTCCTGGCAATGAGTCGCTCAAATAATGATATTTGCTAAACATGCTCCACGTTCTTCTGTCGACGTTTCTGATTTGGAATACAAGCTGCTCGCTTCTTTTGAAGTCTCGCCAAAGTGACCTCCGATCGGTGTATGTTTGTTTATTGCAGTCAATAATCCAACACGGATTTAACCACTCTATCACGTCGTAATGGCACGAAAGCAATACTATCTTTTTATTATTGTTTCGTGCCATTTTTTGCACGCAATTGCTCATTGCTTTTGCCACAGTTCTATCTACAACCGATGTCCATTCGTCGACAGCGAACATTTCGTTATTTTCTTTTGTTAATAAAAGTGCGATTTCGGCCCTGGCCTTTTGGCCGTTGCTTAACGTATAAAATGGCCTAATCCAGCATGGCACTGACGTTAACCCCGCGCCGTTTAACACGGTAGCTCTGTCATCGTATGACATGCCGTCATGGAATTGTTCTATGATAGGCACGTCTTCTTTTACGACGCTGACGAATACGTCATCCCCGAATATTTTTTTCGCGAGGGTTGTTTTTCCGGACCCGGACGCGCCTATTATTAGGCCAACATTAAAATCGGTTTCCAAGTCGGCCGTTATTGTTAAATGGTGAATTGATTTTTTTTCAACATCTATGTCTAATGAATTGGCCGCTTTTTGTGCCATAAACGACTTGCTGACCGGTGACTGTAATAGCACATCGTATTTTTTCATTCGGTTATCCTTACGCAATATCCTCTTGATATAAGCTCGCCGTATAAAACGTTTTGCTCCATTTCGTTTTTGCACGTAACGATAAGGTTGTATTCTATTGAGTCTTCACGTTCAATCATTTTCTTATCGTCTTGGTCTAATTTATCGTCAAGTAATTTCCCAACGCTTTTGTCGTCAAAACCAAGCAGGAAAATATCGAAATCAACTTCTTTTAAATGTTCTATTTCAATCCTTAACTTATCTAAATCCCAATCGGCGTTTAATGCTATCTGGTTGTCTGCGATAATGTACGCGCTCTTTTGAGCTTCATTTAAATGATCGATAATAACTACAGGCACTTCTTCAATGCCCAGTTTTTTCGCCGCCATGACTCGGCCATGCCCTGCCATGATCTGTTTTTTGCTGTCGATTAAAACGGGATTTAGGAATCCGAATTCGTTAATGCTCGCCGCGATCTGATTTACCTGGTCATCTGAGTGCGAGCGAGCGTTGTTGGGATAAGGCGTCAGTTCGATCACTTTGATTTTATTTATCACGATACGTTACCCCTTGATCGGCGAATGTAAAACCATGGCAATCAACGCGATGAAAACAATAGCTATTGTCCCGATCATCCCCGACGCCAGCCATTTTCGCATTTCAATCAGCGGTGGCATGGCTATTTTGATTTCGTGGATTGCTGCATCGTGCTTTTCGATCTCGGTGAATGCGCGACTTAATGCCTCGCGGCTTTCTGCGTGGCGCTCTTCGAGGCGCACCAGCTTTTCGAGGCTGTCGGCCTGCCGCGATGATATATCGCGGATCTCCCGGACAACCTGTCTGAACTCTGCCTGGTCTTTTTCGACCGCTGTCAATCTCGCCTCCATCGTCTGGGTCATCTCGCCGCTTCTCTCGTGGGTTGTGTCGCCGTTGGTTGATTCATCCACCTGCCTGATCCTTGATCGTTGGGGCTTTCACTTTTTGGACTACGTTTCCGGCGATATATGCGGCGACGGTTGAGATTATTATGTCGCGGAATATCTCCGGTGATATTTTGGTGAACCATACCAGAGCGGTGCAGGCGATCCCGCATCCCATTGTCATGATGAAACGGCGCCCGCCGTAGGCTTCGAGGTTCACAATTTGAGCTCGAAGTGCGGGAATTCGCGGAAGGACGCGCCCGGCGATCCGTACCAGATGAGCCCGAGATCGGTCCCGATCTTGCCGACGCGCTGCCAGATCTCGAGATCGTCTGTGAGATCGTCCTCGGGGTTATCGTCGAGCCCGTTGCCTGTTGTCCCCCAGATACATTTGCCGCATCGCAGCGGAACCACGTCAAACGCGAGGGAGGCGGGTTTGCCCGAGAGGGTGTTGTTATGTCGGGATCTACCTGGGGGGGCGTTGGTGACGATCTTGCCGGGCTTGGTGCGGCCCCTCGCGTAGAGTTCGTGTTGCTCCGAGATGCTCCGATAGGTGCACGTGATGATCACAGCTATCCCGTCGCTCTCGCATCGGGCGATGAACGCTCTCGCGAGCGGCTGGAGTTTCGGGTGTAGATCCTCAATTTTTCTGGACGGCATTCCGCAATGATCCTCCTGTTGATCTGCGATCAGTCTACCTCCCGCCCTGCGATCGATCACCCTGCGACCGCCCATTATCATCGACTGTTTCGCGCACCCCCATATCGGCCAGGATGTTTTGCACCGCCTTCCGGTCGAGCTGTAGCGCCCGTGATATCTCGCTGATCGATACCCCGGAGCAGTATTGCTCGCGGATATGATCGTCGCGCATTTGCCTCGCCGCGTTGACCTCCAGCGGGATATAGATCCGGTCGAACGTATGGCACATTTTGGCCGCCGACACGAAACCGATCTCGATGACGAGCGGGTGCAGGTCGTGGAGATCGCAATACGACGGGGTCGTATACGTGGAGCCGCCGTATTTGCGCGCCAGCCGTACCGCCGATTGGTGCCCAACTACCTCAATCAACTTTCGGAATTGCTCGCTGTCGCGCATCAGGCGCCCTCCTCGGTGGTCTCGGCCAGAAACAGACGCTCGCCGAAACAGTTTGACGGTATCCCATGATCGGAGACCTCTTGAATCGTCTCGCGAGCCCCGTTTGACCACCGCACCACGAAAACATGCCTCGCCTCACCGAACGGGTGATACGTGAATTTATACTCTGCCTTGTCGCCGTCCGAAGTGCGAGATATCGCGCCCGCCTTGGCCTTTTCGATATCGAACTTTTTCATCCCTTCACCCCCGCCCAATGTGTTTCTCGACGTCGTCTGTTCCGCCCCACGAATCATCGCACTCGCCGCACATATCGCCAACGTCCGGCCCATACCAGACCTCACCACACCGCTTGCACGTCGATTTTTTTGCGGCCTTGCAGCCCATCCCGATTTCGTCGCACGGCGCAAGCGCATCGATGCCGCATCCGCAGTCGCGGCAATAGAGCCCTTGGAATCCGGTTTCTGCAAGCCTTGTTTTGATCATATCTCTGACCGTCGCGCTCATTCCCGCCCCTCCAATTATAGTAATGTTTTCGTTAATTCCCTGATTTCGTCACGCCCGTTTTGATATATGGGGTCCGTTGTGTACAAGATCGCCAGCGCTTCGAGCGCTTTTTTTACCGCAGCCTCCCGCGCCTGTACGTATGTTTTGAACTCTGGCGACTTGAAAACCGGCCTGCATTCGCCGCCGAATCGATGCTTGTATCCGTAGGCGCTGCACCATCCGCTATCGGTTTTGCCGAATCCCAATTCGACCTGCAACCCCGATTTTGTTTTGTGCTCCTCCCAGAGACAGTCATCTTGGTGCAAACACCGGTCGTTATGCTCGTGGGTGCGCGCAATCTGCAACTCGGGCTCGACCGATCGGAATAAATCGGGTTGCAGCGCATCGATCATGCTTCAACCCTCCCGGCGTTTTGTATTTTGTCCCGGAGATCAACTTTCGCCTCCGCCCTTGAGCGACCGGCCCCGACATAATTCCCGACGCGGTACCGGTGTGGTCTATCTTCGTCGAGGTGGTAGGTATACTCGATTTCGAATGACATTCGGATATTATCCGTTGTTGGTTTTGATACCATTTTCATAATTGTGTTCCCCGACTGCGTCCGTGTTGTTGCTGAATAAATAACCCTCGCCTCGCCTCGCCATGCCCTGCCGAGCCCCGCCGCGCCCAGCCATGCCCCGCCAAACATTTACACCCATTCGTCTATTTCAAATTTCCCAAACACCCCCCTAAATGTCCCGAGACCAATAGCCAAGCCGCCCTCGGTAAATAAATTCCGAATTTCCTGTTCCTTGATTTCTTGGTTTGGATATATCGACAACTCAAAACATATCGCCCACGGTAGCGGTAACACCGGGCGCTCTTTTGGGTTCGGGATGCCCTTGTCCAGTCTCGCAACACTTCGATGCAGATATAACCCCGACTCGGGGTCCCTTGTCTCCCCGAAATTACCTACCGTAATGGGCTTACCGTCCCGCATAAACGGGATATATTGCTGGTGCGCACTTGGCCCTCTCGTCTGGACGAATGACAAACATGCGTTACAGATGTCTTTGTACGCCCTCTTGTCTCGCAAGCGCTTCGGCGCGCTATTTGTGTTGTGCGCAGACAAGAACGAACTGATGTTGGTCGTGGGCATAGCAAGCACATTTGTTTCTGGCACAAGATATATTTTTTGCGTCCATTGCAATTGTGTCTTGTTGTCCCCGGCGTACCTGTCGAACATTATTTCCGTTATCCCCTTCAGGACAACTTTCCGCGTTACTATTTCGGTTCTTGTATCTGATTTTTTGCTTATCATTTCCCGCTTTCTCCATTGTTGTTAACCCTCGATTTGCGTTGCCTTGCCCAACCGCGCCACGCCAACCCAAGCCATGACCTGCCGCGCCTTGCCGAGCAAATTTGTTATTACCCTCGCCTCGCCTCGCCTCGCCATGCCGTGCCTTGCCGAGCCTGGCCACGCCCGGCCCTGCCACGCCCGTTTTATATCTCCCGAATAACCTCCCACTTTTTCCCTTTGTATTGCGCCATCACAAAACGGTAATACGGGAACAGCTCCGCAGCCGCCTTGAATTTAACCATCGCGTCATCGCGAATAAGCCCGCCCTTGACCTCGTGGATCTCGAAGTGCCCCGGCATGACGACAACGTAGTCCGGTGTGTACCAGCAATTATCACCTATTTTGAATTTCGTTTTCTCGAATGAATACGAAATTATTTCACCGGCCAGCATTCGCGGTTTTAGTATTTCTCGCTCGTAGCGGGCTTCCGTCCCGTTCATTTCCCCCGGTCGGTGCCGTGGCGCTGGCCTTTTTTTCGCGAATCGCAGCATTGAGTTTTTCTCTCAGATATTTTTCGCTTGCCGGACGTTTGCGTAAAAACGCTTCGATCCGCTCTCGCCTCCAGTTTTCCAAAACATATCTCGCCCAGCACTCCCATTTGAATTCCTGCGTGCTCATTCCCAAAATATTCCGATCATATATCCGACTATCAAGCACGTCATGCTAAGCGCCAGCACCGCATCGAGATTCATTTTTTCGGCCTCACTCGTTTTGCTTTTGTCTCCTCGGTCGTGATCGAGAACGACCGCTTTGCGGCATCGCGTAGTGCGTCTGAACTGACGCACGGAGGGAGCACGGTAATCTGCCCGCCCCTTGCCAGATACGCGGCTATATCGGCCTCCATTGCGGCCCTGTCGCCATCCTTCGAGTTCATCGTTCGGAAGGATGTTTCGTCCAGCGATGATTCCGGTTCGCGATCGATCAGAACTGTCATTATTTCGACCTCGCCCGATATAGCGCCGCTGCATTGTGCAGGCACATAATCAGCAAGTCTCGATTGCCGACGGTCGCCGCGTATGCTGCATCGCTTAAATATATCTTGAGTAAGAATTCCCTTTCGGTCATCGCGCTCCCTCCGGTTACCGTTTTTTGCCGATCGTTGGTTTTGTCGCGTACCAATCGGCGAGCGTATCGGCTGCGTTCTGCATCGCTATCTCGAGCTCAACGCAATCCTGCGCAGTGATTTTCAGGTGCTCGACTCGCCGCTGTGTTTGCCTCGTCGGGGTTCGCCTGTTCTCTGCCAGGCGGATTTTCAGGAATTCCACCGCCTCGAATCGCGGGTCCGATATCGCTACGCTCGCCCGATTCCGGACAGGGCAACAATCCGCCGCGAGATATTTCAGCACCCGATGGAGTTGTTTCTGCCCCACGTTCGCAGCCAGATATTTTTCGAGTTTCGTAATAATCATTTTTCATCGCCTCGTCTAAAATCCGTTTCGCAACGGCAATTCCGATTTTCGCGTGGGCTCGTCGCTCTGCCCACGTAGTTTTTTCGAGCGCTGGCAGTATCGGTTTATACATCTCCGCATTTTCGTATTTCGGTTTGCACATCGACAAAAACTGCGGCGCCGTCGGTGGCCATTCGAGATTCCGCTCTACGCAAGCACGCAGACCGTTTTTTATTTGCTCGTCGGTCACCGCCGACAAAGCAGCCTCCCAGACTCTCGCCGGATCGACCTCAGTTCCGTAGCTTGACGACCATCGGTGACCGTACATCGCAGCCATCACGGTCCACAAATTCAGGATTGATTTCCGTTTCTCGCAGCGAGTATTCGGTTGCGCGTTCTCGGTCGACAGCCGCCTTGACTCGACCATAGGCGGAGTTGTCGGCGGCAGGCGCTCGATTATTTTGGATATGTTTTCCAGCATTTTCGTATTTCCTCGCTGTTCTGACCCGGTTGCGCCACGTAGCGAACCAGTCGAGTTTCCGCCCCTTGGCCCCTGGTATCGCCACCCAGTAATCGATGAACTCCCGAAATAATTTATCGGCGAGCAGGTCCGGGCGCTCGATCTCGCAGAATATTTTCCAATCGTCGGGAAGTCGCATCTCGCCGTCCAGCCTTGTCCCCCTCGCCTCCGGTTTTTTCCGGGCAGGGGAATCCGCGATACGACGCGGGTCGGCTGTGCGTGGCGTGACTCCTGGCGGGCAACCGATCGGGTTGGGAGAGTTATCCACAGGGGGGGGCGGATCGCCGACAGGCTGATCCGCGCTCTCTTTTTTTTGTTCCTGTTCTTGCTCTTGTTCCTGCTCTTGTTCCTGCTCTTGTTCCTGCTCTTGGCTTCGTAGGGGCTTCGAAGGGGCTTCGAAGGGGCTTGCGCTTCCCCTCCGTTCCGACATGTGGAACGCGGCACTGTATTTGTCAAAAAAGTCCGATAAAAATAGGTTTTCCGGGAGTGCGTCGTACTCGTTTTGAACCCCCTTTACCCGGAGATCCGACGCCTTCAGCGAGCCGCCGACCTGGTACGACGCCATTTCGATCACCCAAACCACCTCCGACTCCTCGTCGAAGTGGCAAAACCCCGCTTCGATGGCCCCTCGAAGCCCCTTCGAAGCCCCTTCTAATGGGAGCCCGGTTTCGTGTGCAATGAACATAAGGGGGCAGTAATACAGCCCCAACATGTTCGCGTGAGGCGATGTCATCAGGTACATACTGACGACCTGCGCCTCAAGTCCCGCCTTTCGGATTCTTTTGCCAGTTTGCCCGATCCAGAATTTCGGGCTGACTTTTGAGTATTCGCGCATCCCCGCACCCCAGCCCTGATCCGCGCCACCTCGACCCGGATCATAATTTTTACCCACCACGTAACTATGTCGTTTTTCAACGCGACTAAATTGGCGTTAGCCATATGTCAACGTTGTTTTTTCGTCCTGACGATATATTCGGACTGGTAGAGTATTTCATCTCTGGTCATCTCGCCGCCGGATGCGTCCGACAGCCGTTTTGCGAGGTGTCGCGACACTGATCCACCAAAAACGATTTGCTTGAAATTTGCCAGATTTGTTCCGGCCTTTCGCGAAACCTCTTCGACGCGATCTTTTGTGTTTTTTTTGTAGAACTCTATCGGAGTCATGCGGCACCTCGGAATTTTTGTTGCAATTTTATTAGTGTAACGCTAAACGAAAAAAGATCAAGCGTCAAACGAAGGCGTTGAGCGGATCGCTATTGACATTCGATTAGTAATGTCCTAGTTTTTCCTTGCGTCAACTTTCTGCGAGGAAGGTGTTTTTAGGCGCATAATATTGGCGAAGGATTTTAGGTGCATAAAATTACGAAGGTGGGAGGGCGAAAATGACACGAAAAAACAATTTGGCGATCGGCAAGATCGCCAAGGACGTGGCGGGGGCGGTTGGCACGCTGGTGCTGGTCGCGGTCTGGGGAGTGCTCCTCGCGGAGCTTTGGTGGGGGTGGTTCGCATGAGTGAATTAACAGTGGTCAAACCGGCGTTCTGTTTGACGCCGACCAGCCTCGGTGAGGCGCAGCAGTTTGCGCTCATCCTGAGCAAAACGGAGTTGGTCCCCAAATCGTACCAGGGCAAGCCGGACGCCATTGTGGTAGCGATGGCGTGGGGCGCGGAGATCGGCCTGTCCGGGCTCCAAGCGGTGCAGAACATCGCCAGCATCAACGGCAGGCCCTCGCTCTGGGGCGATGCCGCGTTGGCGGTCGTGATGGCCCACCCCTCATACGAGGACCACGAGGAGCGGATCGAGGGGACCGGCGATCAGATGCGCGCGATCTGCGCCATGAAGCGCAAGGGGAAAAGCGACAAGACCGCCGAATTCTCGGTTGCAGACGCGAAAAAGGCCGGTCTCTGGGGCAAGCAAGGCCCTTGGACCCAGTACCCACAGCGGATGCTCCAGATGCGGGCGAGGGGTTTCGCGATGCGCGATCAGTTTCCCGACGCGCTACGGGGGATCTCGCTAGCAGAGGAGTCTCAGGATATCCCGGAGCGAGATATCACCGAGCGCGCCGAGGTGGTGATGCCGACTCCAAAGCGCAAGTCGGCTCCGACTCCGGTCGTTGAGGCGTCGCCCGAGCCTGAGCCCGCAAACGATCCAGCGCCCGCCACAGTCACCGAGGAAATCATCCCGGAAACCGGGGAGATCATCGAGCGCCCCGCCGTGGTCACGCTCTCGGAAAACCAGCTCCGCGTAATCCGCGCACAGCTCGCAGCCGCGAGCATCGAGGAGGCTTCAGCGGCCCAGCAATTCAGCCAGTCGCGCCTCGAAGCGATCCCGGCGAGCGATTGCAACGCGCTCCTCAAGTGGATTAAGGAGCAGCGCGCATGAGCGACGTAATATTCAAACCCGAGGATCACACCTACTGGCTGGGGCGGCATCGTCTCCCGTCGGTGACTGAGATACTCCAGCCGCTCACCGATTTCCGATTCGTCCGCGAGGACGTGCTGCAGTGGAAGTCGGATCTCGGTCGCGCAGTACACCGCGCGATCGAATTGCACCTGCTCGACGATCTGGAATACGACAGCCTGGGTGGGGAGGTCGCGCAATATTTCGCCCAGTTTTTGGAGTTTCAACGCGACTCCAATTTCCGCGCGATCGCGACAGAGTTGGTTGTGTCGCACCCGCTCGGATATGCCGGGACGCTCGATGCGGTTGGGGTTATCAATCGCAAAGTCGCGGTGATCGACTGGAAAACTACGACAGCACTATCTCCGACTGTCGGTCTCCAAACCGCAGCATACGCCAACGCGGTCGACAAGACCCCCGGCGACATCCCGTCGGTAGAGGGCCGCAGATATGTGCTGCGACTCTCGACAGATAACTACAAGCTCCACCAAATCCCAACGTCAAAATACGCGGGCGACCTGCTGACATTCGCGTCTCTTTTGCGAGTGCATCAATGGTGCGCCGAAAATTCCAAAACCATTAATCTGGAGATCCCCGAAAATGTTGGATGAAATCACAATCAATAATCTCGCCAAATCATCTGAGCAACACGCGTTTTCCGCTTTGGAAATCGCGAAAACATATCAGATCGATAACCAGGAGATGGCGGAGATGGCCGCCGATGAACTGGTGTCGATCAAGTCCAAGCAAAAGGAGCTGGACGAGCAGCGCAAGGCGTTCACGCGCCCGCTCGATGAGAAAAAGAAGGAAATTATGGCGCTGTTCGAACCGGCGGTCACGCTGCTGAAAGATGCCGAAACGGTGCTCAAGGGGGCGATCAATGCATGGGGCGAGGCGGAACGTAATCGCCTCGCGATCGAGCGCAAGGCGCAACAGGAAATATTGTTACGCCAGCAAATGGAGGCGGAGCAGGCCGCGCAGAAAGCACGCGACGAGGCCGCAGCGGCGTCAAAAGCAGGCGACGAGGCGAAGGCTGGAGAGCTGATCCTCGCTGCATCCGCGAAAGAATCCGAAGCGGAGGCGGTCCAGTATGCCGCGCTCGCAAGAGTCGAGCCAGCGAAATTGTCCGGGATCAGCGAGCGCATGGATTGGGATTTCGAAGTGATCGATCCTGCATCGATCCCGCGTGAGTATCTCGTGGTCGACGAGAGCAAGATCCGCCGCGTCGTGAAAGCGTTGGGCGCGGCGTCGAATATTGCTGGGGTTCGGGTTTTCCAAAAGCCGGTGGTGAGCGTCCGCGCTCGCCGATAAATGGAGGCACGAAATGGATTTCATAACTGGATTTTTAACCGGAATATTCATCGGCCAGGGCGCGCTAATGATCGCCCTGATGCTGGTATCTAATGCTCGACGCGAAGGGGGTGAGTGATGGCTGTAGCAAAACAACGGGCTCCAACGAAACTCGAAGTCGAACCGCTGCGCGCCGGGGAGCGGCGTTGCTGGCGGTGCAACAAAGTGAAGCGCACCGATCACGACTACGACGTGAAGGGGAACGGTCGGCGATATACGGTCTGCCGGGTGTGCCGAGACGCCTTGCAGGCCGATTTTAAGGCGCGGCGAATCAAGGCAAAAGAGGCGCGAGATAACTCCCCGAAGGTATCGTGCTGGCTGCGTGCGCCTGATTCGCCGATGCTGTCGGTTACGCTCGGGGAGTTCTATTCGACGTATCAACGGATGGTTTCGACGAGGTGGTAAATGGCAAAATATTATTACGTTTCGGAAGCCGGAGACTTTGACAACGCCGAAAGGATTTTGGCAGACGATGCCGAAGACGCTGCAAGAGCGCTGGCGGAATTGCAGTTTTGCTCGGAACCTCGCTTATATGGGGGAGATGTCAGGTTCGTCGTGTCGATAGACGCCGATGGCGCATGCGCGGAGACGTACGATGTATCAGTTGAGTGCTGGCCGTATTTTGTAGCGATGAGGGTAAAAAATGAAACCATTTGATTTAGAAGCGGCGAAAGCGAGGGAGGCAAATATGACATATAAACAATTTATTGACCGGAAAAAGTTTATTGATCGATCGTGCGGATTCGATCCGCAGGAGATGCGCTACCAGCTCAAGGATTTTCAGCGCGACATAACCGCATGGGCTTGCAGAAAGGGCAAATCGGCTATCTTTGCTGATACCGGTTTGGGTAAAACGTGGATGCAGCTAGCGTGGGCGGATCTCGTTTCCGCGCACGCTGGCCCTGTGCTGATCCTCGCGCCACTTGCGGTGAGCGAGCAAACTATTGGCGAGGGCAAAAAATGCGGGGTGTACGTCGAGAAAATAACGCCATCCACTGTTATCGAACGCGGGGTGTATATCACAAACTACGAACAATTAGGGAATATCGACACGACTAAATTCGCCGGGATAGTTTTGGATGAATCGTCAATACTGAAAGGTTTCGACGGGAAAACTCGAAAGCTGATCACGGAGTTGTTTTCCAAAACCTTTTACCGCCTATCCTGCACCGCCACACCATCCCCTAACGATCTGATGGAGTTTGGCACACAGGCGGAATTTCTCGGCATTATGAGTGTTACCGAGATGCTTGCGACATTCTTCACTCACGACGGATCAGATACCTCCAAATGGCGATTGAAGGGGCATGGCAGAACAAAATTTTGGGAATGGTTATCAACATGGGCTGTTTTTATCAGATCCCCGTCTGATTACGGGTACGACTCCACAGGCTACGATCTCCCGCCGCTGATTTATCACGAGCACGTTGTCGACAGCGGCGTTAAAGATGGATTGTTGCCGTGGATCGCTCAAAGTCTATCTGATCGCCAAAAGGCTCGACGCGACACGATTAATCAGCGCGTAGAAAAAGCTGCTGAGATCGCTAATTCTATCGATGGACAGTGCCTGATTTGGTGTCACCTGAATGAGGAGTCTGAAAAGCTCGAAAACCGAATCAATAATTCTGTGCAGGTATTCGGATCTCAGAAAGCAGAAACAAAAGCGAATTATTTGTTAGGATTTGCAAGTGGTGACGTTCACAGACTAATAACCAAACCATCAATCGCCGGATTCGGAATGAACTGGCAAAACTGCAGAGATATGGTTTTCGTTGGTTTGAGCGATTCATTCGAGCAGTATTATCAAGCGGTTCGCCGATGCTGGCGATTCGGACAAACGATGCATGTTAACGTGCATATTGTTTCGAGCGATTCCGAAGGTGCAGTCGTAGCAAACATTAAATCAAAAGAGGCAAATCATAATTTGGTTGCGGCGGAAATGCTTCGAACCGTTAAGCAGTTTCGAACGGATCTCAAGTCAACAGTAACCGAAAAGAATATTTATATTCCGAATAAACAAATGGAGGTTCCAAAATGGATGTGCTGAATCAGGTCATCACAGATAAATACGCGCTTTATAATGGCGATTGCGTAGAAGTGGTTTCATCATTGAAAGATGACAGTGTTGATTTTTCTATATTCTCGCCGCCTTTTGCATCTCTTTACACATATTCAAATTCAGATCGTGATATGGGTAATTGCACCGATAACGATGATTTTTTTGCCCACTTTTCATTTTTAGTCGAACAGCTTTACCGCGTAATTAGACCGGGCAGACTGGTCGCAATACACTGCATGAATCTACCATCCTCAAAACAGAATGACGGATTCATTGGTTTAAAAGACTTTCGAGGCGAACTTATTCGCAAATTTCAGGAATATGGATTTATATTCCATTCCGAGGTTTGTATTTGGAAGGATCCCGTGGTCGCAATGCAGCGGACAAAAGCGATCGGGCTGCTGCATAAACAGCTAAAAAAGGATAGCGCTCTATCTCGCCAAGGTATTCCCGATTATCTTGTTGTGATGCGCAAACCTGGAGAGAATACCAAACCGATCGCTGGTGAGCTTAAGTATTTTGTTGGCGATGAGTTGATGCGCAATTTTCGCGAAATTGTTCGCCATGACGGAAGGGTTGCGCAGATACCAAATGGCAACGGATCATCAGTGATTGATATTTGGCAGCGATACGCATCGCCGGTTTGGCATGACATCAACCAGAGCAACACGCTCAATTTCAGAGAGGGGAGAGAATCGGACGACGAACGACACATTTGCCCGCTACAGCTCGATGTGATTGAGCGGGCTTTGCAGCTTTGGAGCAACCCTGGCGATGTGGTGTTGACTCCATTTTTGGGGATTGGCTCTGAAGCATATTGCGCGATTTCATGCGGTCGACGCGCTATTGGCGTTGAATTAAAGGAGTCGTATTTTAATCTAGCTGTTCGTAACCTTAAAAGCGCTGAGACGCAACAGTACGATCTATTTGGTTCCGACGAGGTGGTGAGATGAGTTCAAAAGAACAACAATTTATCGATGCCATGTACCGATACCGAGGCATCGAATTTGCTCGGCTGGGGATGCTGGTCGAGGTTGATGGAGATGTCGGAACGATCGTTGGCTTCAATGGCTCGGCTAATCTGGACGTTCAATTCTTTGATGGGAGAAAGCATGGTATTCGTCCGGTCGGCTGTCATCCGTGCTGGAACATCAAATATTTTGACGCCGACGGGTCGTTGCTGGCGCATCATGGCGAGTGTATTTGGGTTTTGCGACCAGAGAGGGGTGATAAATGCTAATACCAATAAATGCGCAAATAACCGCCGCCGAGATACCTCCAGAAACTATCGGAGCCATTATCGTCGGCCTATCTAGCACAGAACAGGCTGAATTGTTCTGCGCACTTGGATACCAAGCTACGATCGTATCTTGGTGGCCGCAACAGTGCCATGCAATGGCGAGATGCATATCTGATAAGCAGGATGTAACGCAATTAATTCACGTGCTTGAAACTATGCTGGAAGCGCTAAAATCACGACTAAGCGAATTTGAGAAGAGATGATGAAACCATTTAATTTAGAAAGAGCAACTACAGGAGATTCTGTAGTTACAAGAGGTGGGCAGCTGGTGAGGATATTGTGCTTTGACAGACCAAGCACAGATTATCCCATTGTTTTTCTGGCTGGCGCTCGCATCCTTACAAGCACGCTAGCTGGCGCTGAAACTCACGACTCCGAGTCTCCAGATGATCTATTTATGGCCCCAGTAAAGAAAGAGGGGTGGGTTGGCATTTTTGAAAATGGTGCCGGAAAGCACATACCAAACACGTTTGTCTACGGATCAAAAGATGCTTGCGAGAGATGGGGCACACAGTATCGCGGTGGCGCTTTTGTTGCAGCAGCAAAGATCGAGTGGGAGGAGTGATGGAACTCTATTACCGAATCGATTCATGCCCAAAGTCAACGCTCGTAATTATTGGATTGTGGGAGGATCGAGACATCGGGCGCGGAGTGGCTGGTGGGACTGGCGGAAAGGCGCCGCTATATATGGCGTTCCTGCAAACCCTCGGTTTGGCTGCCAAATATATTTATGAAATGGAAAACGCGAACCGGATGATGGAAGGAGAATTTCATGAGCGCAAATTTTGAGTTTGTCACCACACAGGTTGCAAGGAAGGGTTATTGGTGCGATGCATCAAGGATCGTCCTTGAGGCCGGTGATTTTGGCGCTATGACAAGGGCCGATCTTCGACTACTCGCAAAAGCAAGGCGTGACGGGTGGAAAATAAAGAAAGGTCAGATATATGTTAAGTGCTCTGGAATTGTGGATGGCGAATGGACCACTTTTCGCGCAAGACCGGAGATCAACTCACTATGTGAGTGTTATGGGCTTTATGAATAAACTGGAGGAAACATGAATAAACACACCGAAGGCCCGTGGTACGTGGGCGAAGAAAAAGACGGAGCGACGAGTATCGATTCTCAAGGGTGGGATTCGCTCGCCCTCGTTTATACACATCTCGACGGCGAGCCGAACCCGGAGGGAAAGTGGAATGCGGCGATTATTGCCCACGCGCCGGAAATGTATCGTCTCTTGTCTGCGCTGAGGGGTATCAACGCGATCGCCGCCGCAGTGGAACATTTGCTATCTGAAATCGAGGAGGCTGCAAAATGAGCGGAGTTAATAAGGTTATCATCCTGGGCAATCTCGGGCGCGATCCGGAGACGCGCTACATGCCAAGCGGCGATGCGGTGACGACATTTTCGGTCGCCACGTCCGAAAGCTGGAAAGACAAAAACACCGGCGAAAAAAGGGAATCGACGGAATGGCACAACTGCGTGGCGTTTCGCCGACTCGGGGAGATCGCCGGGACATATCTCAAAAAAGGATCGAAAATATATCTCGAGGGGAAATTGAAAACAGAGACGTATGAAAAAGACGGGGCAAAAAGATACTCAACGAAAATCATCGTCGATCAGCTCCAGATGCTCGGGTCGAGAGACGGATCGGCAGATAGCTCCGCCTCAGATGATGGGGCGGTCGCGCACTACGACGAGCGAGCAGCAAGGACCCCGGCTCCGAGTCGGGATCAGACGTCGGAGCCGCCGATGATGGATGATGAGATTCCTTTTTGACGAGGCGAGGCACCCGTACTTTGGGATGGGTTATCCCCCATTTGGGTGACCCCTCAAAAAATCTCAAAAAAGGTGTTGACGTGTGACTAGTCACGATGTAATCTACTTACATCGGGAGGCCAAAGGGGCTGACCAAATAGGGGGATAGGGGCATGAGGACAGACAGATTCGAAGCAGCGTTTTTGGCCGTATGGGAAAAGATCACCAAGAACGGCCTGCGGGAAATCAGTGAGGAAGCCTCAAATCTGCTTGAGGCAGTGATCGCAGACGCCGAAACCGGCGATCTTGGCACGATCAAGCTGGCGCTTGAGGATGGAGCCTATCTTGGCTCCATCGATGCTCATCAAGTTGATGTTGAGGAGCTGCACGATCTCATCAAACGGGCTGCATGAACGACACGCCCGCCCAGCGCAAGGCCCGAGAGCGCGCCGCAAAGCGCTCTGCTGGTCTGGTACCGCTAGAGGTGTGGGTGCCCCGGTCCGGGGTGCCCGCCGTGCGGAAACTCGAGGCCCGCCTAGTGCGGGCAGCTAAGCCGCAAGCTTGCGGCGGCGAAAACCAACCGCCCCGCTGATACAGTGGGGCAACAAGCCGAAACGGTGATCGGAGTCGAATTCGACAAAATCGGAGTCGAATTCGCCGCCTTAAGTTAAAAGCCGCCTCACACCACCCCCACGATCAGTGAGATCGCCGACACTTGGTTTGCGCTCACGGTCGTGATCACCACGTTCCCCGCCGTCGTCTGGCCGCTAATAGCGCGTTACTAATCAAACACTTACAAGTTGTTGAAAAAACTGCTCAAACCGCTTGACGCGCTGGTATTGTGCGCATACTATTAGTTTGCGGCAACGATGTTGCCCCCCCACCCACCCAACGCGCCCTAATGGGCGCAAGGAGAAGAACATGTACACAATAACCATTCGCACCGGGCGCGGTGCGGACAGGCGTACAGCCCTGCGCCTGACAGGGCACAATGATTGGATGCGTCAGTCGATGGCCGTAGCCATCGAACTGACGCTGGGTGACGGCGCCCGCCCGGTGTTTGTTCGGGCCTGCAGGGGTGGATCACCGGGGGTCACCGGGACGCTGGACCTATGGTCCAGCGCAAGCCAAGCGTGGATCGACGCGCTTGGTGAGCTACTCACCAACGCGAGTTGGGACCCCGATACCCGTAAAGGGTACGGGGTCTTCATCGAGCGCCTATTGGCGCTCAAGGCCGACTGGCGGCTGGCGCAAGGGTGGAGTGACCCACCACCCCACCCCTGAGCAATCAGGGGGTTTTTCACATGCCCATCCTAACGGATGGGTTAAGGCGCAATGCGCGCAAACAAAAGGAGACTGGTATGTTCGGCTTGCTGCTAAAAAGCCACTGATAGTTCAGGGGCTCACACACCTGCACACCAACCAAGGTTGGTGGCGCGAGTGGAGGGTCGCCGAATGATATTCGGCTTAGCGCTCTTGTGGGCGCTAACAACCAACCGCCCCGCTGATATGGTGGGGCACAATTAGAGGCCGGAAGGCCGGAGGATCAAAATGAAAAACCTGTATCTAGTGGAGCAACACAGCTCCACTTTTGGTCAAACCGAAGCAGGCTGTCACCACAGCCAGAGCGCAAAAAGAGTGGTGGCTCAGGTCACCATGACAGACATGGTCATGGGGATCTACCCCGACAAGGGGGAGGTCTCGGAGTTTTTCGAGCAGGCCCACCCGGAAGTGGTGATTTACACTCCAAAAGGGGATATTCGTATCCCCGTGGAAGCCTCATATACGGGGATCAGAACGATCCTCGCGTTGCGGCATGCGCGCAAGGGGGATCCATCTCTCCCTTACGTGTCCTGTCGGTCCTGGGCAGTACACGAGATCGTGTACTGCACGCAGGAAGAAATGGACGCAGCGATTGCTGCGTCCAAACCGGAGGTTTTCCTCGACGGGGGAAACCTCAATTACCAACGCGCCCTGTTGGGGCGATAGGGGGAGTTGTGGGGATGATAGAGGAGAGATGCCCAGTGGGCGGAGTGGCGGGTCTATCTCGCCCATTATGATCGGCTGGTGAGGGACACTTGCCCGCCTGTTGGCGAGGTTGATGAGGTCGAATGAGCGACACGCCAGCTCAAAGAAAAGCCCGAGAGCGCGCCGCAAAGCGCTCTGCTGGTCTGGTACCGCTAGAGGTGTGGGTGCCCCGGTCCGGGGGCCCACCGTGCGGAAACTCGAGGCCCGCCTGGTGCGGGCAGCCAAGCCGATCGGACAGTCGAATTCGACAAAATCGGAGTCGAATTCGCCTTAAGTTAAAACCCACCACACCAACACCCCTGAGCAATCAGGGGGTTTTTCGCGTGCCGATCCTAACGGATGGGTTAAGGCGCAATTGCGCAATCAAAAAATGAGGAGAAACATTATGAATGACAACAACGCATCACAAAAACGCCACCCTGGACGCCCGCAGCTAATGAGCGGGGGGCGGCGCATTGCAGTATATTTAGACGCGAAAACGATCGACGCTGCGAGGAAGATCGGAAAAGGCAGCGTCAGCGATGGGATACGCACCGCGATACGCACCGCGATAGGTGACGAGACAATCGCGTCACAAAACGCCAACGATCAGTGAGATCGCCGACACTTGGTTCGGGCTCACGGTCGTGATCACCACGTTCCCCGCCGTCGTCTGGCCGCTATCACGCACGCGGCGGGCTACCCCAAGCCGATTGTTATTGACGCTCGCCGGAGTCGACAGGAGCCAGCTCGCAGGCGGTGTGACGCCAGTCGGCGACCCAGCCACATCCCAAGTCATCGCAATGATTCCGAGCTGCCCCGCCGCGTTGGCGGTGGCGACTGCCGCCGCGAGCGTCCCGGTCTCGCCGTCCGTCCCAGTTTTTGCGGTGAGCGCGGTTTTAACCTCGCACGTGCCGCCGTTCAGGTGCCGGCACGTGATTATATGGATACCGATCACGGTGGACGCCGCTTGCGTGACATATAGCAACGCTCCAGCGTCCCCGCTCTGCGCGACCCGGCTCAGCACCGATATCGAGTGGTCGTATGGTCCGGTCGGGTTGCCCTGACTGTCGACCAGCGTCCACCCCGCCGGGGTGGTGAGCGCGGATCGGTGCATCACGAACGCGAGGATCAGATCACCCACCGCCGTGGCCGCCGGTATCGTTTGGCTCGTCGATGTTGCGGTGGTGTACGTGGTGCCGCTCTGACCTATCGAGACGACGTAATTCAGCACGCGCGCGAACGATACGTCGTGCTGTTGCCAGCTCGTAATCCCTCCTCGCACCGCCTCGACCCTGACCCGCAGCGGATCGAAAGGTCCACCGTCCGCTATCTCGTCGTCGATGGTATAGGCGTAGCTGGTGCCGGATATCCCGGTCACGGTGCGTACCGTCGTGGCGTCATCGATCAGCCGCACGGTGTACGTGGTCCCCGCCTCCGGTCCGATATTTCCGCTTGACTGCGGCGTGATTGATGCGGTCTGTGTCAGCCGATTCCGGTGAGCCCAAGCGATCGTGACTGCACCGGTTACGGTGGCCGGATATGCTGATCCGTTGATACGTAGCTGGCCAGGAGGGTATGGGCGATCTTGCCGCCGATTCATCGCGTAGTTGTCGGCAGATATCGACGTAATATCCAGCTCACCTCGTGATGTTTTCGTCTGGACCTTCGCATAGACAATATCGCTCTGCACATAATCAACGCCGTCCTGCCCAGCGGTGTCGCCAGCGAACCAAAGCACACCGCCCGCATTGTGCGCCTTCGGCACGGTATCTAGCACGCCGCGCTGCACGTTGATCGTTTGCGCGCTCGTGTTGTAGGCGTCGATCCGCATGTATTCGCCGTTAAGTATTACATACGACCCTAGAGCAATCGGTCGGATATTAAGATCGGCGATATTATCGAGCGTTATTACGGTCGTCTCCTGCTGAGCGAGAGCGTAGACCGTGGACGCAGTGACCGGGTGCGTTCCGCTTGCGCGCTCCTCAAGCGATCCAGAGCTGAGCCCGGTCCATAGATCATAGTCGAGCGCGTCGCTACTCGGTCGCCTCGCGTATACGTCAAGGCGACAATATGTCGGGTCAAGGTAGGCGAGTTCCGATTCGGATAGCGTCCTCGCGAGATCGTAATAGGGGGTTTCGGTTAATATCCGAGTCGGCGATTGCGCCGGGAGGTTTGACGGCTCAGTCCAGCCAACGGGCTGTTGCCCGGTGTAGGACGACTGCGGCATCCCGAATATATCCTCGACCATATCGATCTGGATCTCGCCGCTTTGCAGCGTCCCCCAATTTATCGAGACTATACGATAGGCCGCATCGATCCCGAGCGGCGTCCACTGCAACCGCACAACGTCCCCCGGCAGATAATCCCACGCTGAGCGGTTCATCTTGATCCGCGCCTTGGTCAGTGCGGCGCTTGCCGCCTTCAGGTCACGTACAGCGACGCGTTGCGCGAGCGTGTCGCTCGTGATCCCCTGATAGTTCGCCTTCCGGTTCACCACCGCGCCCTGGATCTCGATGTTTGCGAGATCCTGCACCGAACATACCTTCGCTTTTCCGGTCGTGGAGTCGGTATATACAACGGTAATTTCGTTCGCAGTTTCTCCCCATGCCGACCTGGACAGACTTTCGAGCACCGCGTTTGACTGATTGATTATCGGCAATGTTCCGATCGAATAGTCGAGACGTAATAATTTGATTTTGAACTGGCCGCTTTTTCGATCGACCTGTAGCACGCCGCCAATGTGATCCATTATCATCCTGATGAACGATTTAATCTGCTCCGTATTATTCCAAAGCATCGAAAGCCCGAAGTTCTCGGAGTAGAGCGTGTCGGCGACTGCCGCAAAGTTGGTTCCGTCGATTGCGCTGGTGGGATATCCCATCCCCCATTGTGGGTTCGTGAGGCACTCATAAACGATGTGGGCCGGGTTCATGTCGTTCCCGATTGAAGCTTTACCGCTGTACCAGACCGACCCGTTCCAGCCGGTGGTGATGCGTTTGACGCGGAACGCCCACGGCTTGATATATGGGTTCATCGCCGAAACCATTCCATTAAAAACCGCTGTCAATATCCCGCGACACGCCGGGATCGATGCTCCGAGCTGCGATTGCAAATAGGTGTTTGGCGCCTGCCCGGAGTCGCCCATCGCGACGTATAAATCACCCTGAATTCCCCCCTCCTTTTTCTCACCACCGAAAAGCTCAGGTGCGTTTATCGTGACGGTCCCGCTCGCCGCCTGGTTGCCGGTCCACGCCTGTCGATCTCCCACCTGGATTTCGGTCAGTGCGTTAACCGGTCCATAACAGATCGCATATTGGATGCCTAGATAATATTTATACCCGATCGTTATCGCCTTACCCTTGCTCATCTCGCCCCCGATTCCCTGCTTTTTGCAGCCGCGACAACTGCGTCGGCCATAGCGTCGCCGAGCGCCAATAATATTTCGGCTTGGATACCGCTCGCCACAAACTGCCCCCAGTCGAGACCGTAGCGCTTCGCGAAATCGCGAGATCCACGCGAGCAATATCCGCAGGATCGCATATCGGCGACGGTAACGATCGTCATGATCATTTCCCCGATTTTGTCTTGATCGGCGAGGTGCGCAGATCGCCGTACCAGATGACATTGGCCCCCGTAATGAGCACGGTCCCAAACACAACCGGGATCGGCCTCCCCTCCTCCGCCGTCGGAACGTCGAAGTCCTGAATGGATGCTGGCGCTGGCTTCGGGGGTTTCGGTGCGAGCGCTATCGACAGGATCATGGAGATAACAAAAATCGCGAGCAATTCCATTTTTGGACCCTCGATCTCAGTACAGCGGCCCGCCGCCGTGTGGGTTTTTGGATGGGATGTAGGGGAAACCGCCGAAATTTACAACGTTGCTGAATTTACCGCACCCCGCCGCACCGGTCGTGTGATCGCAGCCAGGCGCGACCGTTACCAAAGCGTTCGAAGGCATTCCGGGGATCGAGCTACCGATCGTAATGTTATTGCCTGAGTGTGTGACGATCATTCGCCGCTCAACCATGCCGCTACCGTCTGTCCACTCAAGTATCCCACCGGCAAGGTGCCCCGCCGACATCGCGCCGAACGCGTTGCTCGATACCGCATCGCCGGATACTGATGATAACGTCACCGTCGTGTTATACGTCGCACGCGATAACTCGCACCCAGGACCGTATAATCGGTGCGGACACTGCCGGGAATAAAGTCTCCGCAGCCCCGGACGTAATAGCGAGGTGTTCGCTGGCTCGCACGTCAGCACGGCTTCAGACCCTTTCCAGTCGACCGCGAGCACGCGCCCCACCCAAATTGCGCGCTCGTCTGTATCGCCAACGTGGAGGCGGTAAACCGTAACGCCGATCACGTCGGCGGGGGTGGCCGCGAGGAACATTGCTGGGATTGCATTATCACGTTTCAACGTAATTTTCAGCTCGCCGCGCTCCTCCCCAGCATTCGATTCAAGTCCTGTGCGGGTGATCGGTTCCGCAAGCCACGTGCGCGCGTCGTGAACGATATCTGTGGCCGCGCTGGTGAAATACCACATAAACATCTGCCGGTTGAATCTGTACAACTCGACCGGCGCCCCGAGCTGAATGGTCTCCTCGTATGCCTCAAACGTCATCCCGCACCGCCCTGATATTCACCGATGATTCCGCCCAATCGTACCACCGCCACGCGAACTCGACCGCGTCGGTCTCCAGTCTCGCCGGTACCATCCAGCTAATGCGCCGAACGTCGGACGGCTGAACCGTCTGCGGGACAGAGCTGTCGATCGATAACCGCTCCACCGTCGACGATAGTTCGCTAACGCCAGTTACTCGCCGATACCATATCGTCCCGTTCAAAAGCTGGATCTGGATATCTCGCCGCCCAGGTTTGCCGGCCAAATGCTGCTCGATGTAGTTGTGCTCGACGTCGATATATGTCGATCCAGATGATATCTGCGCGACCGGCACAACGTCCTCCAGCCAGGTAGGCCACCACGCCATTTTCTGCCGACCTTTGAGCGCGTAGAACAACCCCCTGAGCGCGTCGATCTGCGGTAGCCCGTCCTTGGTGAAGTGGTGCTGTGTCACGATAAAAGGCATCGCCGCGTGGTCGTCTCGCGCAAATTTCCCGGTGCCGTAATCGAGCACCTGCAAGCGCCGCTGATACTCCGCAGATATGTCCCGGCTCCAATCGGATATCTCGGTAATGACCGGCTGCGAGCGGTAATTCGTTGGGGTGTAGCTTGGGGTGTTGCCGTCGGTATCCAGGAGGAAACGGCAGATCGAAATTATTTGATCTCCGGTGAATCGATCTATCGACAGATCCCCCTCAATATATCCGGCGATCGCCGGGAAGATCCTCGCCGTATTCTGATCCCATGATTGTTCCGTCGGTCGCGTGAAAGTGATTGTGGTGCCGCTGATACCCTGAATCTCGACAATCTCGAACGTATAATTGCCGGAGCGGATGATCGCGTTACCACCCACAAACCAATCGCTCGACACCCTCGCCAGGGTAACGCCGCTCGCCCCAGCGGACAGATTAGACGGTAGTCTCTGCCCCTCCCACCAGATCGGCACAAGGAACGTTCTCGCGCCCCACCCGAAAACAATATTTTCGAATTTACGCCGCTCCTGCCCGCCAGTGATTCCGAATTGGTACTCCAAATAACGCTTTGGCTCCGATCGAAGCGCTATCCGCTGCTCCGTCCCGTCGTAGCTCTCGATGACGTTGGTGGACCACTGTAGCCGCTCCAGTAACGGCCTGCTCCAGTCTGGAGCGAACGCCCACGCAAATATCCGCTGCCCATATACCTCAATAATCTCGTCGCCTGTGTCGAAGTGCAGCGTATAGACGGCATCGACGATCGGCGGACCGTTGATCGTAACCTCAACTTCCCAGGTCTGCTCCTCAAGCGGGAGAATCGTTGCCGGTGGTGAGTCGGTCGGCGTGATCGTGATCCCATCTGTGCCGCTCTCGCCGATGCTCGACAGGGTGCGATTGACGAAGTAGCCGTTCCAGACGGAAACGGCTGTGGTCTGCGCGGTGATGATATTCCCGGCGTTGATCGCGGTTGGGTTGATAATTATTCGGTTGTAGAATTCATCGTTTCCGCCGAGTGACAAGCCCCGCACTGATGAACCGAAGGTCTGCGGGATAGCTGAAATCGGCGTGTTGTTCGTAATGACCTGATCAACACCGGCGAAGGTAGGCAACCACCCGTCGAAGGTGACATAATCATCGGCCACGCGAATATTCGACGATATTACCTCGTCATATTCATCACGGATGATGCTCGTCGCGAGAATTGCGCTGAATGTCGCCATAATTATTTCTTGTATGCTATGCCGTAGTTTTCGCTGTTCACATATCCCTCCGCAGTGGTCCCGCCCGAGTTTTTCGCGGACCACGGAAACGCCATCCAGTCAGTTAGTATCGTATCGCCCGGGTTGATATTGGCGATGTTGATTAGAGCGCAATTGCTAATTCGGCCAATGGGGCGCAGCTGATAGCCGCTCAAGTTTTCCGAATACGACAACTCTATTGGCGTCAGCACTGCCCGACCGTTGTATGTATTTGGTTGGCTGCCGTAGATTATTCCAAAACTGTGCAGGAGCCCTGAGCCAATATCGCCTGCCACAAAACTAAAAGTCTTAACCGTTCCACCACCATACGTTATTTGCAGGCTCCCGCGAATGGTAAACACTTGCGGATATCCGAAAGGGCTGTAGTGATATCCGTTTAATATGCTGTACAAGTTACCGCTGCCATATTGGGAGTTCGAGTCGTTATAGATGCCGCTCGCATATACACCACCAACCCACGATCCATACTTCTCGACATATCCAGCATGGATGTGCTGGTATGCGCCGCCCTTCCATTCAGCGACGCAATGGGCTGAATAGCCGTTTGCAAACATCCAGTATCGCGAAGGCGCGGTGCCAAGCAGAATAAGCATGTTTGACGCCGTATAGCATCCGGTCTGCGCGTTTAGCCGCCCTGTTGTCGGGTTAACCGTTCCGGTATTGAGTGTAAGCCTGTCCGGGTTTGTTGTCGGCCACGCAAGATATATATATTGAGAGTCGCGCAATAGTGCGCGACCTGTCCAGTTTGTTGATCCGGAGCCGTTCGCCGCTCCGCTATCTGCCGTAAACGTCCAAGTATTCCCCAGCGAAAAGCCGCACTGAGCGACAATCCAGTTGATATAGGTATCGATGAGCGCTGTAGTGCTTGCCGGTACTCCGGTTTGATATGCCATCTTTACTCCAATTTAAATGCTGCGAAATGATCGATAGCGGTTCGAAATGTGTTCTGCACCACAAGATAATCAACGCCGGAAATCTGCGCGATATTTTCGCTCGCGTTTGCCTCTCCGCTTATTGCGTAGACGCCGTCGAGATCGCCGAACACGTCTTTGGTAGGCGTTGATCGAGTCAGCGTTGTCGGAAACGTTACATAAGTCCCGTCAACTCCTCGCAAAATAATTGGTGCGGTTCCGCTATATCCACCTGCGCCAAAAGGGGAGACGCTGGCGCCGGGATTGATTTTGTTCCCATTGCCATCAATAATGTCGAAGCTTAGCCAGCTTCCGTTTTTTTCTCTCAGTTTCAGCGTATCGTCAGGGCAAAAAAATGCGGAGTGATCATATCCGGTGTCGCTATATCTTATGGACGAATCCTCGCACCCGCCCACCGCCAGCGGATAAGGATATTCACTAGGCGTTCCGGTCGGGAGGATGAAACCGGCATACATGCACTCGTAGACTGTTGTGACTTTCGCCACAGCCATGAATCGACGCCCGTTGGCGATGAACCAATAGGGGATGCTCGATCCAGAAAGCAGCAGCATATATACCGGGCTGCTCGTTCCAGGCTGTAGCGTCGTGGTGTTATCCCCCAGCAGGTGCCCGGTTGCGCCGACTATCCCGATGTTATATATGTCTGATCCGGCGTTGTCTGAGATGAACAGGTTTACGAAAATCTGATCGGTCCCCGCCGTTCCGTGCCCTCGAAAAAAATGGCGTTTGATCCCGGTGGCCGTGTAGATCCTGATCAGGTCCCAGCTTTGCCCAGCCGTCGCGAGAGCATTTGCCGCCTGCACCTGCACGGTGTATTGATCGTTGAGCGCATTGGCGCCCGAAACATCTGTCAGTTCGAATGCGATTCGCCCGTTATCGTAAGGGGTGCCGACGGTTGCGTTTGCGGTGGCGCCGGTTACCGATCCAACCACGCTCCACGTGTTCGTTCCTGCGTTGGTGCAGGTGACCGTCCACGTCTCCGCCACTGCGCTGGCCCTGCCTCGCATATAGACAAGGCGCACACCGCCGACAAGGGTGGGTGAAGCGTAAGTAACCACGCCGGTGATAAACGCGCTGAGTTTGTCCAGCATGTCGGTGCTGCTCGTTGCGTGCGGGACCGATGTTCCGTTTGAAATAAGTACCGCCATTATATAAGCACCTGTTTGATTAGCCCCGAATTCCGCTGAATGACGTTCAGGAATGTCTGCTCTCCCGAACTGCTCGACATATAGTCCGCGACCATGTTCGGATCGATCACGTTGATGATGCGGGTTCCTGCGCCTTGAGCGGTTGATTGATTCGCCGCGTGGCGTGGATCGGATCTTGTCAGCACCTCTTCCCCTCGCTGTAATATTGCGGGCACCTCGCCGGGTTGCAGTCCTGCGATCCCGCCAGCGTGATAACGTGGCGCTGCGGCAAATACGAACGCCGGGACGGTGCGAATTTGCCCGCCCCCTCCTGCAATCCCGCCCCGGTGTTTGACGCCTGCTCCAACCAGGCTCGCCACCGCAGCTCCGCCGGGAATCATATTAAGCACTGCCAAAACCGCTTGAAGCGCAATCGCTTTGGCGATCATCTGCGCGATCGAGCGCACAAAATCGCGGGCGAAATCTTTTATCCCATCCTTCGCCGACTTGCTGCCGTCGGCGATCGCCATCAGGTTTTCTGCCAGACCGTCCACCGCAGACGACGCGATATTAGATACAAGCATCCGCTGGAGTTCATCCAGTTGCGCGGTAAGGTTCTTTATTGCGAGACCGGCACCGCTACCGCCCTGGTTCGACAAGTCTTCTATTTCAGCATCAAGTTCGGCCAGCGCAGCAGCCGCGCCGGGTGCGCCTTGATTGGCGAGCTCGGCCAGTTCGATCCGCAGCTCCCTGAGTTGTTCGATCGCCTTTGCTCTCGCCGCCTCGATCTCCTGGTTCCCCGCCTCTTTTGGCGTATCGCCAGTGGTGACGCGAGCGTCGACGCTTTGTTCCTTCGTCGATAGATCGGTGAGCGCGGCAGATATTTTCTCTTTTACCGCGTCGAGCTGCGACTCGGTTTTTTCAAGGTTAATGAGTTTCTCGACAATTTCAATTCCAGCCTGCTTGCTTTTCGCTTTCAGCTGTTCAATGATCGGATCATATTGCGCAGACAATTCAGCGGCACGCGCTCCCTCGATATCTCCCGATGACCGCATCAGCCGAATTCGAATGTCGAGCATATCCGCCGCAAGCTTTTCTTCTTCGCGTTTGCGCTCCTCGATGAGCCGCTTTGATTCCGCAGCCGACTCTTTTTCGGTCTCGGTTGCGCGCTCCATCGCTTCGATACGCCCCGCGATTGCGGCGACCCGGTTTTGTTCCTCCACACTCGCGCCAAGCTGCGCAGCATTGTATCGCGCAATATCCGCCGCAGATTTGCCGTATGTCTCCGCCTCCTGCTTGAGACTTTCTGTCATATCGGCGAGCTGTTTTTTCCGCTGCTCCGCAAGCTTGGCCGATTCCTCGTCCGCTTTTTTCTTGGTGGCCTTTTTTCGCTCCGCCTCAAGCGCCGCATCGCCTTCTGCCTTTATCTGCTCGAGCGTTTTTTTGCTATCCGCTCCAGCCGCTCCAGCCTTCGCCTCGTCCGGGATATCCTTGAGCCCTCGTATCTGCCGGATGCGCGCTTCGATGCGCGCCTCCTCCGCTTTTGCAGCATCCTCGGTGTAGAAGAGCGCCGCTCGCAAAGCGGTCCCGCCAGCCGTTCCGCTCGTCATGGATTTGAAGATCTTCAGCTTGATCCCCAGTTCGTCGAGTTCCGTTGCGTAGCCGGTCATATCCGCCGCCGCAAATGCGAGCACCTCGCCAAATTTAGCGATGCCCGCCCCCGCCTCCGCAGCGAGGCCGACAATACGAACCAGGCCGCCCGCAAGGGTGGATAGCCCCTCGGCTATGCCCGGATCAGTGAGCGTCTTGCGTAGATCCTCGATCGCTCCGGTGAGCGGCGATACGTCGATCTGGCCGAATGTTTTCACTACGTCGTTCTGTAGCTGCGTCATCGCGCCGGAAACGGTAAGGGGAATCAACTTGAATTTTTCGTCAACCTGGGTCGCCATTTTTTGGAGCGCCGCGAAGACCAGACCGGCGGACAGTTCGCCCTGCTCCCCCATTTTTTTCAGGTCGGCAGTGGCAACGCCAAGCCCGTCGGCGATCGCGATCGCAAGACCCGGCGTCTGCTCCAGAATAGAATTTAATTCCTGCGAACCGTTTTTGAAGTCCCCCGACAGCGCTTGACCGAACTGGGTCAGCGCCGCCGCTGCCGAGTCCGCCGATGGAGATGTGAGCGCGATCGACTTATTAACGGTTTCCAGTACACCGGTAATTTCGCTTTGCGATTTCCCGAGTTTTTCTGTCGAGCGTTGCAATGTCGCATAAGTGCCAGCAACCGTCGCCATCGGTGAACGTGTCGCCTGCGCGATCCGGTAGACCTCTTCCTGGGCGGTTTTAAAATCCTCCTGGGATTTAGTTGTGATCTTTAATTGCGCCGATAATTGCGAATATTCGTCGGTGACATTTGCTATCCCCTTGAGCGCAGCTATCGCCGAATAGGCCGTCAGGAATCCGGTAACAGCGGTAGCCGCTTTGCCCATCGCCCCAGCCATCGCGCCTGATGCTTTCGACTGCTCTTTTTCCGCTTGCTTCGCTTTTCGGATCAGCTCGTCATATGCGGCAGATACCGATCGGCGTTCCGCGTCGGTTTTGATTTTTGATATGTCGCGCTTTTTGTTCAGTTCGAGGAGCGACGATCCAGCGAGTCCGTAGGCTTTCGCCTGGTGTTGCAGATCGTCCGCAAGCGCCTGAGCCGATGCGCGCTCGCGCTCCTGTGCTCGCGCCAGCTTTTCGGCTTCGGAAGCTTTTTGTCTTGCGGCTTGCGCCGCAGCTTTTTGCGCTGCCGCTTCCTCCTTTGCTGCCGATGCCGTCGCCTTTCCGTCTGCGCCGCCGGTGATCTTCGCGGACGTATCGTCAGCGCCTTTCGATTTTCGTCGCGCCGCCGATACTTTGTTTTCCGCCTCGACGACTTTATCAAGCGCCTTGCCGGTCTTCTCCGCGCTCGCCCCGACCCCATCGAGTTCCCGTTGTAAAGCGTCGAGACCCTTCGCCGCATCCGCTGCGTCGTCGTCGGTCTGTCCGAGCGCATCGCTTACGCTGTCGAGCTGCTTGCGGAACTGGTCGAGTTCCGCCCGAATCCTGATTTTTAATTCGAGATCATTCGCCATCGTCGATCGCCTTCAGAAACTTTTTCCAGTCGTTCGATTCGTATTGCGCAGCTCGCGCCGCGATCGCCAGCCATTTCGATCTCTGCCGCTCTTGCCGGGTGACCGATGACAGGAACCCCAGGAACTGCGCGAACGTAAAATTCATTATCTCGCCGTATTGGTGGCCGCCCGAGACAAGCGCCTGGATTGCGTCAAACCACCCGCCAGACTTGCCAGCGCAGCCAGTTGGGCCGTCATTTTTAGCAGGCTCGGCCCCAGCCTTTGAACAAAAAAATCGCTATTTTTATTGAATATCGCAGCGCAAACGTTCAGGAACTCATCCACCTCCGCGCCGTCAATATCTTTTCGCGGAACTCCGAGCGCAATCTCGACCACCCGAATCATTTCCTCCGGCAATATGTCGATCATATCTATTAGATCAGCGTCAGCCGCAACCTGCTCCAGCTTTCCGCCAGCGAATAGTTTTTTGATGCTGAGGAGTTGTCCGACTTTGAGCGCGTGGATTTCTATATCGCGCCCGAGGAACCGAACAACGTCGGGAGAAGGTGGAACAATATCGTTGTCATGCACCGCCACAGATTGCGCTCCTGCAATTGTGAAAAAAAGGGGCGCGAACGCCCCCAACCCACACACATTTCTTTAGTCGACGATATCCGCCTTGAAATATTGCGAAACGGTGGTGCCGTTTTTGGTCGAGTCTTTTGATACCTTGCCGGACAGTTCGAGCGCCAAATAATCCTCGCCGATGAAACTCAGGTTCTGCGCCGGACCGAACGTTACCTTGTGCGCCCTCACTCTCACCGACTTGCCGCTGCGCGCCTCGTTCAATCCGGCAAAAAACAGCTCGTATGTTTGAGCCGAATTTAACAGCGCCTCCACCGCGTTCCCCGCCGCTTTGGTGTAGGACACCTGCGCCGGTTCGCCGCTCGATATCCCAGCAGCCAGGAACGTAATGCCCGCAGCCGAAACGGTGTAGTCGGTATTGACCACCATCGTTGTTTTTCCGACGCACGTCCACGTCACCGTACCGTCAACGACGGTATCTCCGACAACTGTCGGATATGTTGGAGGAGATCCTGCGCTTGTCCCTGCGGCTGTCGCTTTGTAAATATATCCGTTTGCCGCAGCCGGGAGAATGTAATCGCCGAGAGCATAGGCGGTTGTGTTCGCCCGCGCTGCCGCTGCGGACTGCGTATGCGTCACGGTAACGGTCTGTGTGGTGTTGATCGGGAAGGCGGTCGGACCGATCGCGCCCGGATATACGTTGCCGAGCGCCTCGTTAGATACCGATCCGGCTGCGATTGCGGAGGACGTTCCGAAGGTCGCGACCGCAAGGTTGTCGTCGTTCAGATCGTGGAGCGTCATCGCCACTTCCACGCCGCTGATACGTCGAACCGAGTTATATAATCCGCCGCCGCCCTGCGTGTAGTCCTTCAACTCCTTGGCCTCTTCCGAGATCGAGAAGTTAAGGTTCGAGCAGTTGCCCACCTCGACCAAGCCAGCGCTTGCGCCAGCCACCCGCATATATACCTTGCCCGATCCGATATAGGAATAGTCAGCCATTGTTTGTCACCTCGTCATGGATTGCCGCGAACTTGCGTCCGAAATTGAAATATCAACGGGAAATACCCAAACCCGTCCTCGTATGCTGGCCCCGGTGTTTCGGCCAGCTCCAGCATTGATTTCCCCGCCGCATATCTCCATCCACACAAAGCCTCTAGCACTACCACCATGATCGGATCAGCGATTTCCCTTGTCCCCTCTTGCGTTGCGTGTCGACTCGATCCCCTCGCCACGGTCCAGATAATGAATTGCTGCATCACGGTAACGATCGCCGGGTTGCCGGTTAACGGCTGGATGCCCGCCAGTCCGTTGTATGCCACAAAAACGCTGGCCTCGCCCTGCGACTGATCCCGTATCGATGCGAGGTTTGCCATCGTGGTCACTCGCGGCTTTGCCGGGAGCGTTGCTACTCCGATCCGCGCCTCCAGCCTCGCAACAATGGCGTCTTCAACTTCGACAAACATCACGCACCCCCGCCCATCGCGTTCTTAAAGTGGTTTTTCACCTCTCGCAGCGCCGCCTCGCTCCACGTTTTGGGGAGGTCGACTTGATCGCCTTTGATCGGCAAAAATGGACGCGCCGGGATGGTTATCTTGTGAGCCGGGACCGCGTGGGTGCTCGCAAAATTCGACTTGGCTTTTTTGACAAACTTCCCGCCGTGCGCGAAGTCGCCTGATTTTTTCAGGCTCCGATATATGTCGATCGATTTCGCTTTGACGTCGATCGTTGCGCCGAACTGGTGATAGGGTGCATATTCGACGTTCGTTCCAACCTCAACGTATTGCCCGCCAGGATCGCCGCTTACCTGCGTCGATATCGACGACTTGAGCCTCCCGGTATCGACCAGCGGCCTTCCATCTCTCGACTTCAGGTCCGCCCATGCGTCGCCCCACGGAGAGACTGAATTTCGAAAACCCATGCCGATTCGCGTCTCCATCGTCCGCCCGATCGCGCCGAGCGGCCCTTTCATGTCCGCGCCAGCGGATTTAATAGCTGAAATGGCGGCTTGAACCGCTTTGTCGTCCACCGAGATTTCGATTTTGTTGCTCATCAAAAATCCGCCAGCGTGGCGAGCGTGAAAAGATTGTCGACGTCGTAGTATTCGATCCCGCCGTCCCCGCCCGTGGTGCTCGGCACGGTGTCGACCGGCAGTGATATTTTCCCGGACGATATATCTTTGAGCTGCGCAACGCGCTCCTCGTATCTTTTCCGGATCTGTTCGGGCGCGCTGTCGTCCCACAGGTAATAGCGCGCAACGTCCGCCGATATCGCAACTATCAGTTGCGGCACGGTGGCGATCGGCACCTCGTAGCGCCCGCCGATATATCCATCGATCAGCCGGTCCGCGTTGGCGATCGCGACCGCCAGGACGTCCACGTCGTCGAACCCGTCGTTGTCTCGATCGACGAGACCGAGGATTTCGGAAGCCCCGAACATCGCGACCAGATTATTGCGCGTGATATACGGCACGATCCCTCCAATTCCGGCCTCGCCGGATGAGCAAGCGTCCCCCAGACTGAGGGGTTCGGTGATTCCAGCGCCCATCGTTGCGAGCCCGGAGAGAAGATCAGCGAGCGAAATGGCTTCGGTAATCGCCGCTCCGTTGCTCTGGATTCCGTCCGACGATTCAGCCGCTGTCGCCGTCTCGGTGACCTCGCCGGTTGCTATCGCGCCCTGTACTGACGCCTCCCCGGTCGTGATCGTCTCGGTCAGCGCTGCGGGCTGCGTGAGCGATGCCGCCTCCGATCCGCCCGCCGTAACCGGTTCTGTCAGCTGCGCGAGTAACGAGGTCATCACGGTCTGGATGTCGGACGATGTGGCCGTCTCGGTGAGAGCCGCACCCATCGTCATAATGCTGCCCGACGACTCCGCAGCCGATACGCTCTCGGTCCGGTCGTCAGATATCAGCGCCCCGGTTGTCGACTGCTCGCCGCTCGTGATCGTCTCGGTGATCTCTGGCGCATACGCCACCGAATTCGTCGACGTTTCGCCAGCGGTGATAGTCTCCGACAACCCGACCGGGAAAATCGCTACAGCGATCTCTGATGCGGCTGCGGTGGCCGTCTCGGTAACGTCCGCCGTGATCGCTCCCTCTGTGCTCGACGATTCGCCAGATGTAACCGACTCCGTAACCGCCGACTCGAATACGGCGAGCACCGTCTGCGCGTCGCCAGCCGTAGCCGCCTCAGTGATCTCTGCGGTGATCGTCGTTGCGAAATCGAAGGCGTCGCCATCGAAAGCACCGGTATCAAACGCCTGGGTATCGAATGCCGTCATGGGTTATCACGCTCGCCATTTATCGCCGGATGTCCCTGCGCCGATTACGGTAGCCCCGTTGATCTTTTTCACGTCCACGGCAGCGAGAAGCGCTGTCGATGCCTGCGGTGTAGCAAACACGGCCCACACATCCCCGTTGGTGAGTGATGCTCCAGTTGTTGCAAAAGTTGCAACACCTGTTCCGGTGTTATACGAATCGACAATACGAACCAGCCCGCGAGACGGAATGTAGATCGTCATCCCGGAGATGTCGGTTGATGGAGCGTTGGTGCCGAGATCCGCCGTTGTTGCAGAGTGCGTTCCGCTCAGCGTACCGCTTGCGTGGATCGCAAAAGCGGAGCTTGCGTTGGTGAGCGTCACGTTGTCGAGATCGATCCCGGCATTGCCGCCCGCCGTAACATCGAGCGTTCGTCCTGCTGTGGTCGGAGCCAACAACCCGGTCGTGTTCGTGTCGCACAGCGAATCATTTATCGCCGCCGCACGGAATCCGATGATCGGCCCACGCCACGGAAGGACGCCAGTTGCTACGCCCGTGAACCAGCCGTAGCCCTCGGTATCGTTATTGATCGACGCCCCGCCAGTCGCCGGGATTTCGATCGAATACATACCGTCGCCCTGATGGGTCCAGTCGTAATCGCCTGCGGTTGTCGGAGTTACGCCTGTTTGCGTGTATGCGCCCGCCGATGTGACAAAATTCCACACGAGATCGAGCCCCGCCGCGTTATACGCGACGCCTGTTTCGCGGGTTTTGAAATCGGTGTCGTCGGTGAGCGGGAAAATATTTACCGGCACCTCCGCAAGCGCCGCGTCAACGTCAAAATAGATATCCGGCATGTTCAAACCCTCATTGTTGCGCGTGATAATACATTCCGTTGGAGCCGCCACCCCCACCGCCACCGGCCAGATAAAAAACGGCGATTGCTCCAATCATTTGGTCGCCCGCGCCGGTCGTGCTAAAAGTTGTTTCCTGTGTACCTGTAGCGCTCAGAACTTTTTCGGCGGAGTAGAGTCCGGAGGTTCCTGTATTTATGCTGCCCGGTTCGGTATAGGTATAGGTAGAGGTGAAGCCGTTCGTAAATGCGACCCCTGCATCGGTATTACCTTTCGAGTCAGACGAGAAAAGAGCAAAAGCGTGCGCCGACGATTGCGCCGTCGTTCCCGTAGTGCCTGATGTCTGCGACGTTACGTTACTCGTCCCGGAGTTCGCCTCAGCATAGACGTCCAGCGTATCGAGGCCGGAGTATTCGAGGTATTGAGTTTGTTTGTACGATCGCGCTGCAGCGAAATTCCACGTGATCGTGGTTTCCGATCCATCTGAAATTTTGTACGCCATCGCCAACGCGCAATCGGCGTTGACCTGATCAAGGACCAGAGTAAATCCGGTCGGCACAGTGATCGCACCGCTCGATTTGTCGACCGTCAGGTATGTGATCAATAGATTCCCGGACGTAGGCGCGCTATCAAGCGTTACGCTGATCGTAGTGTTGCTTGTTGCGCTAAACGCTATTTTCTGCTGTACCTGCGTCCCCATTATCCGCCCTCAAAACAACCCGACCGCTGTCGATTTGTGCGTGGAATTCAAATTGATTCCGCTGTGATCCAACGCCGAAACGTCATAGCCGAAAGCGTGGAACATCGCGAGCGCTATCATAAAATTCCCGATCCCCTGGTAGTGGTAGGCGTTCGCGTCGCCGTCGGCAAAACAGACGGTGTTATATCCAAGCTCCGCGACCAGCGCGAGAATCCACTGCTCTGACTCCACGAGGTGCACGGTAACCCCGACGCCAGCAAGCGCCGCTATCTGCGCACGTAGCTCGGTGTTATATGTGTCCCAGTTGCGATACGGTTCGGCTTTTCTCGCGTCGGAAAACGAATAGGCTGTCTCATACGAAATAAAACACCCCGGCCATTGGTCGTTGATATCAACCATCCCGTCGTAAAACGTAGTCCCGAACGCTCCTGCCGTTGTCTGCCCGGTGGTGTTCTGGTTGCCCGACTCCTGAACATGAATCCATGGCGTCCCGGCAAAACTCCTGCTTAGCAGGTGAGTTATCGTTGCGGCGAGACCTCGCCCGCTCTCCCCGTTCAGCGAATGGCTGTCGATTGATGCTGCGGAATATGACGCCTCCCACATGATCTTGAAGCACGTCCAGTGGTTGATCGCCGTCGTTTCCGTCTCGCGCCCGTCGGTCTGCGAATCACCAAAAAAACCCCAATACGCCGGGAGCTGCAACGGTCCGGCCCACGTTCTCCCGGCCAGTCTGCGCATAGCGTTTCCGAATACCATTACCGACATATAATTCCTTTACCGGGTCACTGAAACAGAGCCGCTTAGGTCGGAGACCATATTGTTTTTGTCAATTGTTTGAATCTGGAAAATATGAACTCCGGGATCGATGTTGTTTATTACGTGCTCCGTTTTCACCGGCAGAACCATTTTGTTGCCGTCGACAAAAAGGTTATATCCTGCGATTTCATCGAGTCGTAGATCGGCTCCATCTTTCCGCTTTGTCGGATGAGACCATCGGAGCGTAATCGGCTTCGGCTGCTGCGCCTGCGCAACGCAAACAATAAGCAGTTCGTTACCGATTATTCGATATCCCTGCGGATCATCGACCAGCCTGAACCGCTCAGGCATCGACCACGAGAACGATCCGCCCCTGCCGATACATAGATCGAGCGCCTTCTGAATCGCCATATCCTGCCGATCGTGCTCAGATATAGGGGCGCATAATACTGATGGCGCATAAAGCGCCACCAGCAACAACCCGATCAAAGCGTTTCCGGCATTACTCGCAGCGGACAAGCTCGGCTTCTTTGAAATATCTCTGATGCGTTTCGCCATCTTTGCTTTTGTACTCGATAAGAACCTCGATATTGAGATCATCGTCAAGCCTCGCGCCTTTGACCGTCCCGATAATGTCCGGCACAACGTATTTCACTGAGTCGCCATTTTTGAATTCGGCCATTTTGGTTCCCTCTATGCGCTGCTATGCGCCTGTTATGCGCTCGCCGTATAGGTAACGTTGAGAGTGTCACCGTTGGTAACGGATTTATTTCCGCCAGAGAATGATCCGCAGCTGTACAGGGTCCCGGTAGTGCCGCCCTTGGTGCTGTTCGAGATCAGGAAGCATCCAGCGATAGTGCCGGTCGCGTTGACGTTGAACGCGGTCGCGGTGGTCGCCTTGCTGCCAGCGGATGCGCTCGACCAGCTCGGAGCGGGTCGCGTGCCGTTGCTGTAGCCGACGTTTTCGGTCCAGCCCGCGTGACTTGCAGACGTATCAGCCGCGTTGTATGTCGGTGCGCTGCCGCCGTCGACGAGGCCGAGATACCATGCTGCGGTATAGGATGACCCCGCCATATAGGTATCAAGCAGGTTGTTTTTCCCGGCGGTTGTCACTAGGTTTTCAATCTGATCGCGCCACTTCAGTTCCCCATCGGCACCGCGACACTCGACCATGTATCGGCCACGAGCGGCAACCTCCTCGGAGATATTGATACCGCGCCCGATTCCAGCGGATGACGCGGTGGTTGGCATTACGTTTTCACTGTGCATTGTCTTTCCCTCTGCGAGATATGTTCGGCGCCCCCTTTCGGGGGCCGTCCCTGGCCTGCGGGGTATTCTGAAATAGTTGCGGCGCCAACTCCTGTCAGCGCCGCCGATATTACGCCTTGGTAATGCGCTGCACCGCTCCGGGGAGACCGCAAACGAACTTCGGATGCGACTGGATGGAAACCTCCATCGCTTTGGTTCCTTGGCTGTCCTTGATCGGCATCGCCCCGAGATAGTAGGGCTGTCCGAGAGCGCCATCGCCAGCGGATTCCATCGTATCGTTCGGGGCGAACGCTTGCAGGAACATCCCGTTGACTCCGGTAGGAACCGCAATTGCTTCGTCGTCGGTGATTTTGCAGGTGCTCGTTCCGCGATACCGTTCCCAAGTGACGCCGCCAAAAACGAACGACTGCGTTACCAAGCCGCGCAGCTCTGCCGCTGCCTGGTAGTTGAGATAGGTTTCCTTGATCGCGGTTGCCTCGATCAGATCGGACCAGTAACCCGGCGAGCAGAACACGGTGATCCCGGCGTAGGGAATTCCGTCAAGCGCAGCCTCGATCGTGCTGATCACCTTGTTATGGATCTCCTGCCGCATTTTCGTATTTGCGGTTTGTGCCGCAATTACAACCGATGCCGCAGCGTTCCCGAACTCGGTGCTTCCCGGATTGACGAGGGTATAAACGCGCTGCGACTCGTGCGTGTAATCGGCGTCACGTCGGAGTCTTGCGAGCAGACGATTACGTCGATCCAAAATCACTTCAGCGGCTCCGTTCGTTCCAGCGCCACGACCGTTCAAAGCTTCGTCGGCGTAGACGTAACCTTGATCGCCGTAGGAGCTGGTGCTGAACGTGACCACCTTTCGCTTGTCGAGATCGCGAGATTGACGAGGCGCCCCGCGATTGATCGCGGTCATTACGCGCCCAGCGTCCTTCGCTCCCACTTCAACGGCAAGCGTCGTGGACGTGAGAGGCACGGTCTCAAACAACCCTGTCGCTCCCAACCGTCCGGGGGTGTAGGGGGTGTTGGCCAGCGCAACTACCAGATTTTCCCTTGTGAAATAATCGCGGAAGATATCCATGGTTTTTCCTCTTCAATGGTGGCCGGTTATTACGACCGAACTTTGATATTTTTCGCCAAAAGATCGGCCTTTCCGGCAGTAATACCGGTCCCGTCGTTCGACCCCCACCCAAGCAGATCAGCGTTCACCTCGGCCAACCGCTCGATCACGGTAACCGTTTGGGTGGATCCGCTGTTGGCTGCGTCGTAACACAGGATCGCGTCGGCGACGTTTATCCCTGCGGTGCCGCTGCCGTTGTCATAGACAACGTATTGGCTGTTACTGGTTGTTTTTGCGAGCACTGCGCCAGGCACCAAAGCGCCTTGCGATGCTGCGAGCGTTACTTGCTCTCGCGAGACCTGTCCGTTCCCCTCGGAGAGAAGGAAATCTAGCGGCCTGCCTGGTTCGTTATACGTTGCCATTTTTCATTACCTCGATTGGTAGTTGATGATTATGCGTTCCCGCCAGAAACTTGGTCGGCCAGCTTTTTCCGCGCAGCGATAATGTCGACCATATCGTCGGCATCGCCGCTTGATTTGCTGTGCTCGCCGAAGTCGATTACCTTCGGTGCAGCGCTGAGATAGTCCCGGATGAACTGGCGGGGGGTGAGTTTTTTCGCGTCGCTCCCTTCGCCGAATTCGATGATTTCGGTGCCGTCGGACAGGCTGGCCATGAACTCGATCAGCCCGGTTTTGTTTGCCGGGAGCACTTTCCCGGCTGCGATCAGCGCATCGATCTCGATGCC